AAATGAATTGTTTGAGTAGACGGTGACTCCGTTGATGCGCAGTTCAATTGCGCTGGTTGCACCGTTCGGGACAAACTTGCACTCGTGGTGATACCAGCCTCCAGCGGTGAGTTGACCCGGAGCACTACGACTAATTTCTACACTGTTTGCTCGATACAAAACGAACTCTTGTGAGTTAGACAGTCCGAACTTACACAGGACGTTTCCATCGGGATCGCGAAATATAAAATAATCAAGGACGTCAAGTGTCGGCAGACTGTCGAGCCAAATCGCGCAGCCAACTCCGACGGTTGTCTTATTGGCCGCAAAGGAGCGCTGAAAGTCGCCGGCACGGCAGGAAAGCGTCCCCGACCTTGCCTGAGTGCTTGATAGAGAGCTAATTCCGCCGTCTGCATAAACACCGAAATTAACCATGTTGGTTCTTCCGGTTGTCCCGGTTCCGTAGTGCTCAAACCCATCCATCCAAATGATTGCCATATCTAGCAGCTCCGAGTCTCGAAAAGATTGATGTCAGCAAAACCGCCGAGGCCGAAGGTCTGCACGATGCCATCGAATGCCTCGTCGCTCTCAAAACGCACTTCCACATCGAAAAGGAATCCACACGTGATCACCGCAGCAGCGGCGGGCGGAGATGTGAACGTGACGATTCCGCCGGGCCGTGAAACGGTGTACCCGCTGGTTTGCAGTGTTCCGTCAATGGCGACCAGGACTGACGCAAGAACAGGCAGAACGATCGTTCGGTCAAACGTCTGCGAGCTTCGCGTGTAGCGCTTGATAATCTGAAAAGTTGAAGTCAGCCCGTCTCCGGTTCCGAGCGGTTGATCAAGGCGCGTGACTGTCGGTGTGGTATTGGGTGTCGTCAGTGCGACGCTTGCGAAGTCGAGCGGGTCTCTCCACGGCCACGTATACAAAGGCCCGCGCATTACAAGCCAGTGATCGCGAATCGCGTTGAAGACGCTCATATCGCGCACGGCTTCGGGCAGCGTGAACTTGTGCAGTGGGTTTGCCCACCGTTGATTGACTTGCTCGGCACCGGAGTCGACCTGCACAATTTCCGTCGACCATCGAGGCGTCGAAATGCAGGGATACCCCGGAACGTGCGAGTCGAGATACACGTCTTTGAATCGACTCATGCTGATACAAAGCCTCGTGCCCGCCGTGCGATCTGACGCTGCGAAAGTCGGAACGAGTCGGCGTTCGGCGTCGTGATGTTGAAGACTTGGCGAACGATGGGGGAGCGGCGCTCTGCCGCGAGGCGATCATTTGGGACGATCTGGCCGGAGTTAAACGGCATGAAAAGCTCTGGCCCTCGCTCTCCGACGAGATAGCTGCGATTTGCCAGCACGGGGCCGCCAAGCGCTCTTGGGCCCGAAAAGTTTGTCGGCGTTGTGGGCGCTGGAGTCGCAGCGGTTCCCGACTTGATTCCAATGAATCCGAGGATGTTTTTCCAGAATGATCCGCCCGCATTTGACAGCGCGCCGGTGAGCGCCTCTTGGAGCGGTGCGGTGACGGTGGCTCGAATGATGATTCGGAGAATGTCGTCCGCTAATGCCTTCAAAACATCCGATAGCGACCGGCCCGAAAGAATCGCGTCCTCAAACGCCGTGCCGATGACTTGCGCCAGCTCCGCTGCGTTTTTGGCAACCGGCTTGTACTTTTCGGCGAGATCGACAAGCGCGGCCGCTTTGAACTTTTGGATGTCCTCGTACTTTGCTCCGGCCACGATTAGCTTTTGCTCCAGATCGAGAATCTTTTCTAAATCGATCCGGTATTTTTCGGAGGCGCTGGCGACGTTGTAATACAGCTCTGGGAGCGACTCACGGAGCGCTTTTTGGTCAGCTAAGGTTTTATTGATGTCCTCGTTCGTTTTGATTTCCATCTCTTGCTGATTCTTCAGCAACTGAGTTGCCAGCAGTTTGCTTTCTAAATCGGCAATAACCGCGTCCGACGCTCCGGCGAGACGCGCGTTTTGGATGATGATTTCGTCTTGCGTAAACGCCAGCGACCGATACGCCTCGTCAACCTGTTTGATAATTCCGGCAAGCTCTTTTGCTTTGTCTGCCGCTTCTTTTTGAGCTTTTGTAAAATCTCCGGCGGACGGTGCGTTCGGCTTGTTTTTATCTTTTAACGCCTTGTCTTTCTCTTCTTTAATCCGCAGCTCCTCGGCTGCGGCTTCTCGTGCTTTTGCAATCTCGGACGCTCGACCGACCTCTAACATGACGCCCGCTTTGTCAAGCGCTTTACCCATGGCGATTAGACTTTCTTCAAGCGACGCATTAATCGCGTTTTGCGCCCCTTTGAAGTCGCCCTTGAAAATGAGTGACCACGCCTTTGCGTAGCCCTCAAGGCGCAAGCCTGACGCTTCTAAAACGCCGCCCAACGCAGTGAGCCCCGCAATGGTCTCTCTAACCCACTCGCCGACTTTTTCTCCCGCCGCTCGCCACGCTTCCGCCTTCGTTGTGCCGAACGAAAACCCACGAGCGACAGCGTCAAGCTGGGGAATCAGTCCATCGGTGAAGTTTCCAGCGATTGCGAGCGCTTGAACCTTAATTAAATCGAGCTTGTCGGCAAAATCATCCGCTTGTTTGATGGTGTCCGCAGACAGGATCAACCCCATCTCTTTTGCTCGCGCAATGAATTCGCGTAACGCTTCTTCGCCTTGATTAAATACCGGCACCATCTTTGCGCCCGACTTTCCAAGTAAGTCTGTCGCCAGTGCGGTCTTTCCCGCTCCGTCCCGATAGCTCGCAAACTTATTCGATACCGCGAAAAGCACCTCCTCCGTGCTTTTTAAGTTTCCGTTCGCGTCCTGCACCGCGATTCCCATTGCCGCAAGCGCCGGGCTGTTATCCGCAACTGCTTGCTGGAGTTTCACCATCGCATTGCGGAAATCCTCGGTGCTGACGCCCGACTGCGACGCGGCGAGCGCAAGACCTTGGAACGCCTCGACATTCATTCCGATAGATTGCGATAAGTCAGTCAGTTGACTGGCGTTCGCGAGCGCCTTTTGCACCGCTAATCCGATGACGCTTGCGGCTCCCGCGAGAGCTTTACCGGCAAACGCGACTGTACGATCAATCGATCGTGCGATAGCCCGTGATCGCTGGTCTGCGACGAAGCTCGCTTTGTCCATTGCGCCGGTAAATTCGGCAATGTTTGCTGACAGTGTGATGACCAAGCGACCCAGTGCTGCCATTCTCAGGTTTCCTTCGGTTTACGTTGCACGCGATGCCCGAACGCTTCGCGCAGTTTTTCTGCCGCGCTAACGGGCGGCGGCTCCGCCCGTTTGGCCTTGTATTTGAAATACGCTTGCCACTCGGTAAGTTCGCGCGAATCCATGCGCTCCAGCATCTCGCCAACCGGCATGTGGAGATGCTCGGCCAGAGCAAAATAAAACGCCCGCTCTGGACGGGCTTTTAGTTTCCCGAGAGTTCCTCAAGCTCGGCTTCGCCGATGCCGTTCAGCGCTTGCGCAATCTTGCACACGCGCTCCAACGCGGCGGCGCTCTTGTTGCCAAGATGCTCAATGTCCGCCTCTGTAAAGAGACGGTTGCCGTCGTCATCAACCACCGTCGCAGCGACGAGGCGAGCCCTCATGTTTTCCATGTTGGGCTCGCTCACGCCGTTACGCCGGATAAGAAGCCCCTGCTCCCATCGATCCCGAGCCGTGCCGCTCATGGTCGCCACCCACACCTCGCCGCCCCACTCAGGGACTGCGACGAGTCTGCGTTTGGCGTCGTTTGCGGCGAGAATTTGACCTCGGTTGAGAGCCATAATTAAGCCTCAGTGATGGAGCCAGAGATTTCGAGCGTCACTTGAGCTTCAACAACCGCATCGACCGCGCCGCTGACGCTAAAGCCGAGCACGTAAGCGTCAAATGTCCATGTGGTTTTCGGGCTGGTGTCGGTGAAGGTGATGCGAAACTCGCGCAGCACGCGTCCGTCGCGATCTGCTCGCAAGCCTTGATGGACGGCGTTGTCGGGGATGTAGTTGATGGTGAACTGAAGCTGACCTTCGTCTTTTAGCCCCATCCGCTTTTCTTTCGCGGTGCTCTGCAAATCCGTCACATCAATGACAGTCGCCGAGCCGCCGGGGCCGGTGAACGTCTTGATCTCAGGAATAGTGGTGAACACCGTGCTGACGCCCCGCGCAATAATGACGCCTTGGGCTTCAATCGCATTTGAACTCATGTCTTAGTACCTCTGCCAAAAGTTGTAATCAACAAACACTCTAAAATTGCGGGTATCCGCATCGACGTCATCAGCCACAAAAACGCACGTGGCTTTCAGTCTCGGAACATCATCAAGCGCCGCTCGCAATATGACGGCCAGGTTTTTTGCCTCTAGCACTGTCTGCGCCAAGCACTCGAACTGGATTCGCACTTGATCTAAGTGGCTGAACCCGAGAATCGAGTTTTCGGGCGTGGTTGACACCCGCGTGTAAACCACCGCCGGAAGAGGCGCACCTTGTGGCGTGAATAGCGGATATAACCGCCCGCCGACCAGCGCATTGAATGCGGCGTCCGCGTTCAGCGCGGAGACGATGTCTTCCTCAATCACGGCTTTTTGCTTGCGAGGCGTTCAACCTCTTCCAGTAGCACTTGCTTGATTAGATCGTTGGCTGCGCTCGATTGTGTTTTGAACGCGTTGGTCATAAATCGCTCACCATCTGGTTTGTTCCGGTTGCTGTGCTTTGAGCGAAACTCGACGAACGGAAAGTAAAACGCGTCTTTTCCCTTCGCTTGATATTTCTTGCCACGCCGAACGCCGACGATGTACGTCTCGCTCCACGGTGTTTTTCGCTCGGTGGCGCGTTTGACGTAAATCGCGCGACGCAGCGTTCCAGTTCGGACTGGCGCTTCCGACTTTGCTTGATTCGCAATCAATCGAGACCCTTTCGCAAGCGCTTTTCGAATGCTTTTTTTCGCAAGCGTTGGGCCGAACTCGTCAAGTTTACGTTCAAGTTCTGCGAGCCCTTCGACTTGAACCGACCATGCTCCTGGGCTACTCATTCACGATTCCTTCCGAGCACATCACTTCTAAGTAATCACCGCGCTTTCGCGAGATCACGATCGATTCAATCGTCAGAATGCGCGATCCAAAAACGATCCGCATTGAGGCCAGCAGCCCGCTGACTGGGCGAATCATCACGCGCGTTGTCACCGGGCTTTTAACTTGCGCGAGCGCCCAGAGCTCCTGCCCGGATAGTTGCTCAACGTCTGCCCACACTTCGGTGAAATCAACCCAGTTGATCACCGTCGCGCCGATGGCATTTTGCGAGAGCGCCTGTGACTGAATCGTCACCCGAGTATCGAGAAGGCCACCTTGCATCGCGCTACACCGGCGGGTTGCGGTACTGCGTGAGCAGCGGGATGACCGCGAAGGGCATCTCGCGCGGCACCCCGCTCAACACGGCCGCCTCGCGATTGTCGATGTAGTAGCCGGTGAGCATTCGCAGCGCTTGCATGATGGGCTGCGGGATCGCCTCGGGGCCGCTGTAGCCCGCCACGAACTCAATCGACACGGCCGCCAACTGATCTTTCACATCGTCCGGCCAGTCGTAGCCGTCCTTCGGCCGCAGACGCGGCGGCGTGCTGTAGAGGTCAACCTCGTACTCGCTCGACGACCACGTCGTCGTGCCGCCCGTGAGGTTCGTGTACGTCACGGCCACCACCGACTGCACGGGCTCTCGCGGGATCGCGATGCAATCCGCCGCCGGGAAGTCATCGATTGTCATCACAAACGTCGTCGGACACAGCGCGAGACCACAGAGCGTTTCAATGTGGGTACGCGCCGCGAGGATAAAGCCCGCGATGACGCCATCCTCGGCGAACGAATCGAAGCGCGAGTGCGCTCGCGCCTCGGTGAGCGTCAGCGGCTCGGCGGTCGGAGCCGTTTTGACTCGCAGCGCGTACTGAATCGGAAAGTGTCGATGCACGTTTGGCCCTCAAATCTGCCAGCCGACCTCATGAGGTCGCGGCACACCGTGAAAACAGACGACGCGCTCTTGGCGTCGATCCCGCGTCCCGAGCTTTCGGGAGCTAACTTGACCGGGAAAGATTCGCTGCAACGAATCGGGCGTGCGCCCAAGGCGCTCGACGATCCAGCCCTGATCGCCCCAGCGATCTGCGCTTTGGTAGTCCCCGATCCGCTCTAGTGCGAAGCCCTGCGCGATGTGCGACCAGTCGCCCGACCACGCCATGACGCCGCTCGCGAAGCGCCGCTCGTCACTAAAGTCCGAGAGCATCGAGAAGGCGTGCGGATAGCTCGCGATCTCATCGAGCGAGCCCGCAATCACCGTATCCAAATCGAAGTACAGCACCCGCCCTTTGAGCTGCTCAAAAAGCTCCAGCTTCGACCACCACCCGGGCCAGCCGTGTCGTAGCGCCACGCGCTCGCACGGCACCTCGATGTCTGAGAGGCACACAAAGCGATGCGGCAGCGAAAGATTCGCCGCCACGCCATCTCGAAGGCGCTCGACATACTCCGCATCAAAGTCGCCGCCGCTGCGCAGTACGCACGCGATGGTCAGATCACTGATCGCAGATCGCGTTTTGGAAAACATTCGAGCGCCGTCTCTCGCGTCGCGTTGATGATGTTGAGTTCAGGCGACCGTCGCGCCGCTTCATCAAAGGCGGCCGCGAAGGTGTGATACGGCGAGCGCACATTCAGCGCGCCGGGGTGATCCCCGAACCAGTGGCGCTGCGTGCCTCGCATCTTCATGTCAAAGCCGAGCAGCACGATCGGTGCGCACTCGGCAAGCACGGCAATGTTCAGCGCTTGAAAGCCGCTGTTGTCGCCGCGATGGATGAACTCCCAACTTGTTGAGAATCCCTGCCCACGCTTGCTCTTGATATACGTCAGTCGCCATTGCCGAGCGGCTCCTGCGTCTTGCGTCACGCGCGCGCCCGCAAAGCTCGTCGCGCCTTCATGCGCTTTCCACCATTGCTCATCGGCGGCGTAGAGCAGATCCGCCCAAGGCGCGAGTCGATAGTTGTCATTCACCACGATGACGCTTGCGCGTCCTCGGCAGTAGTTGACGTCTTCAGCCGTCAGGCTTGGCCCGCTTGCGATCACGACGCACGGGCGTCGATACAGCCTCGCGAAAGGGCTCCGGCGCACCGCCGAGCGCCTGTGTGTTTTCGGGAGCTAACGGTGCGCGCGGCGTTTCTCGCTCGGCGAGAGCCCAGCCCTCGCGCAGCGCAACGGTGGCGAGGTCGCCTTCAACAAAGTCGCCCGGCTCAAATTGTCTCGGGTGCGGTTCGCCATCGGGCGCGCCGCGAAATGGAATCTGAACGATTGCTTTCATAAATAAGGGGCGGAGGATCGCTCCCCCGCCCCCTCGGTTTGATCAGCCGATCAGGTGGTTGCGCACTTGATGACTTTAATCGCTTGGTTGTCGGTCAGCTTGCCGCCGACGCGCTTGCGGAAGTACCACTTCACGTACCCCGGCGTCGTC